AGACTCTTAGCGCAGCAATCAATAGTAGTGTAACAAGCATGACACTTAACAGTGTCACAACACTACCATCTACATACCAGTACACACTTGTGATTGACCCAGACACTGCAACCGAAGAAATTGTAACGGTTACTGCTAACTCTGGTGGTAACACACTAACTATTGTTCGTGGTCAAGATGGTACATCAGCACAGGCACACGCTGCTGCTGCAGTAGTAAAGCACATGATTACTGCTCGTGACCTTCAGGAGCCTCAGGACCATATTGCTGCAACAACTAATGTGCACGGTGTAACTGGTGCTATCGCACCACTGGCTAGTCCAACTTTTACAGGAACTCCACTATCAACAACTGCTGCGGTTGATACCAATACTACACAAATTGCAACTACCGCTTACGTTGTAGGTCAGGGTTACGCTAAACTTGCCTCACCTACTTTTACGGGTACACCAACAATTCCTACGGGAACTATAGCAACTACTCAAACTGCAGGTAATAGCACAACAGCAGTTGCTACTACAGCATTTGTCACTACTGCCGATAACTTAAAGGCAAATCTTGCTAGTCCAACCTTTACTGGAACGGTTGTTCTTCCATCTACAACTTCCATTGGAAATGTAACTTCTACGGAAATTGGCTATGTTGATGGCGTAACATCCGCTATCCAGACCCAACTAGATGCAAAGGCAACAACATCTGCACTTACATCACACGAAGCAGATACAACAAGTATTCATGGCATTACTGATACATCTAAGTTAGCAAAGTTTGGAAGTTCGGCTGCAGGTAGAACTATTTTTGTTCAAACCACAACTCCTACTCCTGTTGCCCTTGGTGATATCTGGATTGATTACTAGGAGTTAGCATGGCAGTCTCAACTTATGGTGCTTTTGAGTACGCTGGTGGCAATGGTATGCGTGTTGGCATGTCTACTGTTACGTGGTCTGCAGTTACTAGTACATCAACAACGGTAACAGCAACTGTAGAAATTTATACAGAGAATCAATATACGTATGCTGATTCTCAGACATTAACTTACAGTGGAAATATATCTGGTACTACTGCATACACTAATAATCAAGGTGCTGGATTAGATACTTTACGTGCAACTAAAACTTACACATACACCTATGCTGCTGGTTCTTACGGTACAAGTCCAGGTACTGCAACATTTACCGCAACTGTTTCTGGTACTTACAATGGTGTTACACCATCACACACCATAACAAGTGACATACCTGCACGACCAGGCGGAATCATAAGTGTTTGTACTGATACTTCACCAGTAGTTTGGACAGATGGTATAGTTTATGTTTGCACTGACACGTCACCAGTAGTTTGGACACTTGCTCAAGCACGAGTTTGTACTGATACATCACCAGTAGTCTGGAGTTATGGAATCTAAATGACAGTTAATAATGATATTACGGAATCATCTAGCAGTTACACTTACAACACAGCACCAGTAACAGCCGTATCTGGTAACGGAACAACCATAACTTACACTGCAGTAAATACTTTTACTGCTGGCGATGTTATTGATGTTACTGGTTCAGACGTAGCAGGATACAATGTAACTACTGCAACAGTAGCAACCGCTAGTGCTACACAATTTACGGTAACTAATGCTGCAACTGGTACAAACACATCAACTAGTGTAGTTGCATTTACCGCATCTTCCGTTACACCAAACATAGATGCAGTTATTGACTTAAGTTACACTGCTGGTGGTACAAACTTTGACCTAACCAATGTTGCTTACGATGTATCTTTTAACAGTGTACCGTTTATCTTGAAGGTTGATAACCAAAATCCTTACCGCCGTGAGACTGCACCGTACAAGAAGGAACAGTTTGATAACAGTAAAGAACCAGGTGAGCAGTCACTTACTGGCTGGTGGGTACGTTCACAGACATCATGGCATAACGGTGCTGGCATTGAGTTCTATGAACCTGGTACTGACTATGAATACACAGCAAACAAGTTTTACGACTCTCGTGGTGTAGATGTCTGGACTACTGGTGAATTGCGTTTACATCATGATGTGTTTCATGCTTACACCGGTATTCAAGGTATCAATGCTGCTACTGGTAATGATGGAACTAAAGATGTTCTTGTATCTGGTGATGCTAACGGTGTGCTAAAGAAAATTAGCCTTGGTGTTACTGCACCAAACGGTCCAATGGACACCGATAATTATGTACATACAGCAACTTCGTACCCACAAGGACACAGTGCAACTGGTCCAACTTATCCATTTACTTCGGTAACTACATCTGGTGGAAAGTACTTTGCTGTCTGTAGCGGTGCTATTCATCGTGGAAATATTAATGACGTTAATTCTGATGTTGTTTTTGCAAGGCATGATGGTGGAGACACTGCTGCGTTTGTCAAGTATGCCAAAGGATTTGTTTTCTTTGGTGAAGATAATGTCTTACATCTTCTTGACGATGAAGCAGGCAACACCAATGCACATAATGGTGCTTTACCTGGTGATAAACAGACTGATTCACGAAAGCATCTTGACCCATTTTTTATCTGGAGGGATGTTACCGCTGGACCAACAAGTATTTATGCTTGTGGTGATGCTGGAAACAACAGTGAGATTTGGAAGATAGGTTTTGATACCCCTGCAAATGGAACTAATACAACCTTGCTTCCAGATTTATCTGGTTCAACAATGAATGTTAGTTTGCCTGATGATGAAATTGTTAAGTCAATGTATTACTATCTTGGTTATCTTGCTGTTGGCACAACCAAGGGTATAAGAATATGTCCTATTAATGACAGTGGTGACATAACATTGGGTCCACTTATTATTGAAAGTGCCTATCCAGTTAATGGTTTTACCACAAGAGGAACGTACATCTATGCTGCAACTAAGGCAAAAGATAGTACCGGAAACATAAACGGTATTCTTATTCGGATTGACCTGTCGCAAGAGTTTTCTGATGGAACATTTGCTTACGCATATGATTTAGAGTACCAGTCAAGTCCAGATGCTTCTGATTGTACTGAAGTTTACAATCTAAATGACCGCCTTGTCATGGTTATTGAAGAGGGTGGTGCAGCAGGTGAACTACAAGTAGAACACACAACTAACTACCGCTCATCTGGCTACCTACAGACAGGAAAGATTCGTTACGGAACTGTTGAGCCTAAGTTCTTTAAGTACTTACAAACTCGTGGTCTGATAGCAACTGGTGACAGTATTGCTGTTCAAACTATTGACCATGCTGGTAATGAGTATGACATTATTACATTAGATTCTGTATCTCTTGGTGAGAATATTGGACTATCGCAACCTATAGGTGGTCAAGAATTTATTGCGATTAAGTATACACTTAACAATGGTTCACCTATAACAGATTATCCTGTACTACAGTCTTATCAATTAAAGTCTACTCCTGGTGTACCTCGTCAGAGAATATACCAATATCCATTATCTTGCTATGACATTGAGATGGACAAGTACAATGCACAGTTTGGCTATAAGGGTAGAGCCTATGATGTAATTCAAACTTTAGAAGACCTTGAAGTTACAGGTGACTTTGTCACCGTTAAGGACTACAGAACCGAGGAGTCCTTCCAAGGTGTAATTGAAGAGGTTCGTTTTATCAATGAATCTTCCCCAGATAAAGATAGCAACGGCTTTGGTGGCTTGTTGTTAGTAACAGTTAGGAAACTATAATGGAAAAATTTGGAATCTGGCTAGCAGATAGCCCACTAGGTGGCATGTTTAAGACTGCACTTGGTGCATCACTTGTATATGTACTAGACAACCTAGCATCATTTAATCTAGACCCAATCCTTATCGTTGCTATAGGTACTGCACTTCCAATAGCAATCAACTACGTTAATGGCATGGACCCACGGTACGGAAAAGTAAAATAATGGCATCACCAATGCAAGACAAGAAGTACAAGCCAACGACACCCTTTGGTGTTGCTGGGCCTCGATGGTCCTCCGGTCGCCATGAAGGAGTGGACTATGCCGCACCTGTAGGTGCTGTTGTAGTTGCACCTATCGCTGGCAAGGTAGTTAAGGTTGGTCAGGTATGGGGAGATGCTTTCGGTCAGAACTCTGTGCTAGTTAAAGTTGCTGGTGGTCACCTTCTCTTTGCTCACCTGTCCTCTAACAGCGTTAAGGTCGGTCAAGCCCTAAAGGTTGGAGATGTAATTGGTAAGGTTGGTAAAGACGGAAACGTCACAGGTCCACACTTACACATGGAATTACAAAAAGGACCAGGCTGGAAAAAGGGTGGCGGACTAGACCCTAAGGATATCCTTTCCGCATAAGTTACACAAACAAGAAAACCCCCCAAGGAGAAATCCAAGGGGGGTCTTTTTGCTTTTAAGTTATTATTCTAACCATGTGCTGACAGAAGCAATCTTTCTTGCTACACATGGCATGTAGCGTCTTAGCCTTATACCATAATTCCCTCCGGAACATGTGGGCAAGAGATGGTTCGTGTGCTATCTTCCCTGCATCTCCTGCTCTTTTACATTCTGTACAAATCATTCTGCTTCAACTTTCTCTGGTTCAACATAATCATTGTCCCTCTGTGGCGCAAAGCCACCAAGTTTCCTGACCATCTTGTTTAGTGAACGATTTGCTGCCATTGCTGTAGCCCTAGCAGTTGGTCGTTTATTGTTAACCATCTCATGAAGTGTCTTAGAATCAACATCTTCACCATAGAACAAGAACACTAGGTTCTGTTCCTTCTCATCAAGTTGCTCAAATGCTTTCTTGATGTCTGCAGCATAAGCCATGAAGTCACCTGACTCTGATGGGGCTTTCATTGTGCGCCCCATGTTAGCCATAGTATTCTCTACCTTTTGCCAATCCTCAGATAGCACAGCAGGAATCATCATCTTGATGAATTCTTTCTTGTAGAAGAACACATCATCAGGTGCATACCCTTCTACTCGTGCCTTCTCCTTGATGCAGTAGTCATGCGAGGCGTTACGTAGGGAGCGAGCAATCAACTTGTCAGAGTCTTTCGACTCATGATTGGTTGTCCACTCCTCCATCTTGCGTGGGTGCTGCACGAACCACAACCAAATCTCTTGCTCTAAATCTGCTTTCTCCACCATTGGATACTTGCGATGATATTCGGATGCAATCTGTCGAACCATACCTTCATACTCTTGGACAAAATTATCATTAGAACTCATAAACCTTACCCTCAACTACGAATGAACGACCATTGATTGGAACATTCACGGGTGTCACATTTCCCCTACGCGTATAGAGTATAGTGAATCCTTGTTGCCAGTTAGCACCAGTTTGTCCGAGATAGTGCGCTTGCGGTAGGTCCATGAGATGGCCAACTTCCACCCCATATAACTTGTGTCTAATCTGACTGCCGAAGCCGGTGTGCTCATGTTGAATGCCCTGTTTGTGCGTGTGACCACAGATAACCGAAGCCCCAATTTGTTTAGCAAGGGTAAGAGCAGTCCCACCAGGTTGTTTGTTGGCACGACCCTCATCTCCATGAGCGAGAATCCATCCTGGGGTGAACTGATAAAATTTATCATGATATGTAATCTCATTCTCACGATACCTAAGTAACTTGGAATATTCAAGGTCACGTAGCGATGCAAGCGCAGGGGCAAATCGCGTGACGTAGTTTTGTATTCTGTCTCCATGATTACTCCTCATTGTATGGAATGGCTTGTCGCCTAGTGCTTCTTTGAAGCCTGTCATTACCTTTATTGTTTCATCCAGACCTTTCTGTAGAGTTCCTTCAAACTCTCCAGCCAAACCCTTGTTCCAACGTGACGGTTCTGGGCTATCAGCCTCATCACCTACACAGAACAACTCATCTGGTTCGTAGTCTGCAACAAAGTTCATAACTGCACGAGTTGCACGTTTATCTTGATACGGTATTTGCATGTCGGATAGTACTACGATACGTTTCATGTTGTTTCCTTATCTGTTTACTCAGTGTCCCATACACCGTCTATGACCATGATTGCAATGGTTGCATAGTTGGCGATGTCCACGAGTGTGTCTCGGATTGATTCATGCTTTGGTTCTTTATTGTTATCTATCAGGTTGTTAAGCCTTGCTATCTTGTCATGCATACGGACACGAATACCATTGAGAGCACCGCCCGGTGCATCACTAATATTCTTTGGACCATAGTCATTGTGCTTGCTCAGCAGAATGTCTGCTAGTTCATCCTGAATGTCATACAGTGCAAACTTCAAGCAGAAATCCTCTACCTCTTTGGTGGGAGACTTACGATTAAATGAAGAAGGGTGTCGTTGTTTAGCCTCTTCGCGCCCTCTATCGTCATCCCGAAGTTTTGAAGTATGTTTATCACTGCCCAAATCTCCTGCAATGTAAACGTATCCCTCTCCGAAGTACTCGTCATACCATTCATCTTTCATCTTACTCATGCTGCTACCTTCTCCCTAAAGAACTCTGTCCCTTGTTTGTTGAATATACTATTGACATCTTCACCATCAGGCATGTTGATTACTATTACACCCTGAACTTCTCTTGCCAGTTTCTTCCCAAAATCCGAACCTGGCTGGTCGCCATCCGCAAATACATAAATACGCTCGAAGTCTTGTAAGAGTTTCGAGTAGTGCCTTTTCCATGAATTTGCCCCCGGAACTCCGATGGCTGGGATTCCACACTTTTGCGTAAGCGTGATTGCATCTATTTCTCCTTCACATACTGCTATGAAGTCAGTTGCCTGACCGATTGCTGCTACGTTGTATAACCTTGTCTCGCTGCCTGACATACCCATGTACTTAGGTTCTTCTCCATTGATAGAACGAAACCTAATGTCCACCACACCAGTAGGTGTGATGTACGGAATGGCTAGCCTTCCAATGAACTGTTCATGACCTGGAAGAGGTTCTACGACCAAGCCCAGGTGGGCTGTATGTGCGTCTGCTAAGGTGATTCCCCGACTTGCTAGATACCCCTCTGCCTCCGCTATGTACTTTGCGTAGTGTAGAACTGCTTTGCCCAGTGATTCCTTCTGCGACCTTGACTGCTTCACGAAATCCTATTCCTTCCTTCTCCATAATGATTTTGTAAGTGTCACCTTTAATGCCACACCCAAAGCAATTGAATGCGTTTTCTTCTATGTTAACAGTGGCTGATGCATGTGAGTCATCGTGGAATGGACACTTAAGTTTCTGCCATCCGCTGCGCTCACGGTAGATTGACCCACCGTAATGCTCAAGCACTGCAAGTATGCTGTGCTTCTCCACCTAGTAACCTGCTTCCTCCAATAGTTTATACCATCCATGTACTGGCATTGTGGCGTACCACAAGCCAACATCGGTAGTACCTTTCTTCTTGTGTATTACTACACCGGTATCCGCCTTGTCGTTATGCATCTCAACGTCTAACTCTTTGAGCCATGCTGAAAGTTCCATGCGCTGATGGTTCTTTACCTCTACAACAAGACCAGGAATACCAGCAATATCGCCCCTGTCAAGAAGACCAGATAATGCTCGTCTTTCCACATGTTTACGCCCCTTACTAACTAACCAGTTAACTACAGCAGTCTCTGCTGACGTACCCTTTTGCTTGCTCTTACTCACGTAGTTCTCTTTCCAGTTCGGCAATGAGTTGCTTAGCGTAATGTCTAATGTTTTTATCGCACTCAACTATGTGAATAAAGATTGTAGTTGGTTCTTGCTCTTGATGACATTGCTTACACTTAATCTTTTTTCTTCTCATCTAGCCTCCTCTAGGTCAGCCAAGTACATGTACTCAGGATTGAATCGTAACCACACTGGTGAGTTACCAGATGGGTCAGCCTTACCATAACGATTCTTTACAGGGGCAACAGCCATCATTTCTTGGTGTTGTCCTACTGTAAGGATGAGTGCTGGTAGTTGATTAACCATTCCCTGTACTGCGCTTCGTGGTGGGCATGGGTCTGCGTTGTAGGATTCTTTAGTGTGATGCAGTACAAGCACAGCCGCATTGGTATCTCTTGCAAGGTACTTCAACTCCTTCATTGCTGAACGCATGCCACCAAACTCCTCGCCACCATCCATCGCCACATCCATGAGGTTGTCAACAATGATTAGTGCAGGTGATTCACCTAGCAATTCTTCGATTGCTGTTACCTCATCGTCAATGTCACCAAGTCCGGGATTGGAATCGAATGACCAGTAGATGTGTGATGCTTGGGCTAGTGCTTGCTTGGCTTGCTCTGGATTCTCGGAGATTATTCTTTCTGAATCTGACTGTGAATTGCCAGTAATCATTGAGTACAATCTCATTGCCATAGTGTGTGCATTGGTATCCGCTGATAGGTACAAGGTCGGTGCTTGCATGCGCAGGGCCAGCGCAAGGGCAAGTGTGGATTTACCTGCCCCTGGCTGACCTGCAATCATGCTGACCTCTGCCCTACGGAAGATGATTTGGTTATCATCAAATGCACGAAACACTGGTGGCATAGGCTCGCCCCCTATATCGGGGCGACCTACTGCTCTCATTAGTGTCTTCATGTTATCTCCTAGGTAGTGATTAGATTAGATGCTATTCCAAGCAACGTCTTTCTTGGTGAGCCACTGTGGTGGACACTGGTCTGGCGTACCCTTAGGTGTTGGGCAGAAGTAACCCTTCCACTCACCCTTAGCACCGTTACCCTTACGACCAATCATTGAACCATGTGAACATGATACCTGACCTGCTGATGTAGGCAGTGGTGTACTGGTTGGTGGTGGTACTGGCGCAAAGCCAGTAGTTACTGGTGCTTCACTTACCACTGTGCCACCTAGCGCATTAACCACTGTATCGATTGCGCTGTTACTGGGTGATACCGGTGGCGTACCTGTCAGCACTGCTTCTAGTGTTGCAATAACATCTGCTGCACCTTGCTTAACAAGTTGCTCGATGTTCTCGATTAGTTCCTCGGCACTATCTCCACGTGCTGTGACAATAGTACCTTTTGCTGTCTTGACATTGACTACATAGTTTTTCTCAGTCATTACTTTCCTTCCTTGTTCCATTCGCATTCTGTCTTAAATCCACACATCTTGCAGTGATTGTAGTTAGGGATGAACAGTGCAGCCTTACGTGCCCTGTCGAAGTCACCAACTATTTTCTCTATCATGTTCTTAGTGTAGAAGTCTAGGTCAATCAGTGGTGATGTTGTACCACTACGTGCCATCCAGTAAGTACCATACTTTGGTCGGATACCAAATGTCTTCTCCATACCAACAGCGTACAGTGCTAACTGTAAGTCTGATGATGGTGTGTACTTACCACTCTTTAAGTCTACAATAACCAACTCACCATCTGGTGTCACCATCACACGGTCAATACCCATTTGGACTGGGACATCACCCATGTATGGGGTCATTGAGATTTCAATAGCAGGCTTACCGTCAGGTGTAGTCCATACACTCCAGCCTAGTTGACCAGTCCGGAACTGTACCCATGAGTCCAGCATCTTGCGACCTTCTGAGAACCACCACGTTTCGTCTTCCCCGTCTGGGTTAGCCTTAGTGGTGCGCCCTGCCTTGCGCCAGAGTGCCTCTTCCTGCCCCGTAGAAGCCTTGTGAGCGGTTTTTACCCTGTCCCACGTATCTTTCCACAGAACATCTAATACTTCTGGTGATGTTGGATTACTCATCTGCCCTCAATCTCGTACATAGCCTTGTCAAAGGCTTCAGTAGCCTCATGAACTGACGAACCTCCTACTAACCACCAAGAACCATCCTCTTTTAACTGGACAATACGTGATAGGTAGTACTTCCAACCACAATCTAACCATGTGGTTAGTTGTGAGTATGAGATGTGACTTGGTAAGTCATATCCATTTATTTTCACAGACATCTTGTGTCCTTTCTGTTAGCCTTGCGTGGCAGCAACAGGGATTGCACCCGAACAATCAGATGATGCTTCCCCTCATCATCTGTTGACCACTTGGTGCTGCCTTGTGGTGGTGAGTACGCACTAGGAACATACTCACCACTCATCACTAGGAGAGTAATGAACAACTATAACTAGAAACCCTTAAGGGGTTTCTTTTATAGTACTATATATGATATTAGTAATTTTGTTATCGCGTGTCAAACAAATCACCTTGTATCGGCGTGTCGTCAAAGATTTTACTAGGTGCAAGCACCTTGAATACCTTAGCCACATCACCTTTCTTGAGTGCCTGTATGTTACCTCGACCCTCGAAGTCTTTGGTTGCTATAGCCTGTGACTCGTAAGGTCCAAAGAGAAATTGTCCTACGCCTTGGTAGTTAACACCTACCACGTATACGTCTCTTTCCCTACGAAATGAGTCTATCAAGTCCCATACGTCTTTGGCTAAATCATCTACGGATTCGGCGGGTCGTGACAGTGTGTCTGAGATTGCATCGAGTTCCTTCTTTCTTGTTCTCATCTGATTCCTAACATTCTTGTAACTCTTTCATAACGATTTATGGTAGCCTTAGCATTTGATACAGCAACCAACAATATGAAGTTGAGTATGTACGATGCGATGTTAATCCATTTCATCGGTCACCTCTCTAAGGTATTCGTCAGCGTGTACTACGTCATGCGCTAGATGCTCATAGTATGCAGCGGATACAACCAACATCTTGAGGGCAGGGTGCGCTCGCTCGTTCCACCACATACCTGCTTCCTCCCTGAACTCATCTGTCATGTCGAGCAGAAATAATGGGCTGTTATCTTCCATAGTCTTGCTCGCTGTCATAGTCAGTAGTCCATTCGAGGCGTTGCTCATCTGTGATAATCATCTCATAGTTACATTCAGGACAATAACTAACAGTAGTACCGTCATCATCTGCCGGTACGTCTATGTCAATGACTTCGATACCACACTCAGGGCAATCCCAATCATCGCTTCTATCGCTAGTGTACCAACCTGAACCATGCAAACTACCTTGACTCATAGATACCATCTCCAACCTCTCTCTGTTCTATTCTTCCAATGTGTACTTGATAGTTTATCTCATTAACCGTAATGCCACGTATGATACGTTCTGATGCACGTTCTGTGGCAGTCATACCACCCCAGAACCCATACTTCTCACGTGCTATGCCCCACTCCCTGCATTCCTGCACCGCTGGACATGATAGGCACATACGTCTTAGGTATGCGTGCTGCACTGGTTTGGTTGACCACCAGATTGTGTCGTCTTGGTCTATCGCAACCTCAACCTCTAAGCCATCATCATAGAAAGCCTTATGCCCAATGCCCTTGCATGATGCATTCTCGAA